TGTTGCAACTATGGTCGCAGGTATAGCTGCTTTATGGATAGCACCAGCTGTTATCGCAGCCATGGTAGCTGGAATTTCAAGTTTGTTTGCTGCTAAAGCCCTTACGACCGCCCTAACTGCTGGTGCAGCGACGACAGCCGCAACAGGCACAGCAGCTGGAACTGGTATGGCTGCAAGGGCCGCCGCCGCAGGCCGCGGCGCACTAAACTTAGGAAAAAAAATTCCTGGTTATGGTACTGCTATTGCTGCTATTATGGGGATGGCTGATGAAGAATTTATCGAAGCTGACTTTAACTTAATATCACGTAGCCTATTAGGTATTACTGAAGCATTATTAGAAGTTGGTGATATTGGCGCAAACCTTGTTACTGGTGCTGCAGGAGTAGTTGGTATAGGTCCAGGGTATGATAACGACTTAGATATGAGTCAAGCAATGAGAGATTATGCAACCGCACCACACGAACCAATTCCTGCATTTGATCCAGCGTCCCAACGTATAGATAGCAATCATATGATTATTCAAGGTGCACAAACACAACAAGATGGATCAATTCAAACAGACATAAATGCAGATAATGCCTGGCGTCACGGAAGCCGCGGCGAGGAATACTTGCGGCAATTGACATCAGCTATGGAAGAAGGCAATCGCCTTATGCGTCGTCAACTTGACGCAATCGAAAATAATGGCTAAATAGAAGCAAATAGGATAATAAACATAATGTCATGGAAAAAACACTTCCAAACCTACAATGGCACACAAAGCCCGATTAGTGGTGACGCCCGCAATCGTGACCGTAACACATCTACACGATTCCAAAGCTGGCTACCTGAAGTATATGTAGGTCAGCCTAACCGTCTTGAGCGATATGTACAGTATGATCAGATGGATATGGACAGTGAAATTAACACTGCACTAGATACAATTGCTGAATTTTCAACACAACAAGACGAAGAAACAGAAACTCCATTTAAAATCAAATGGAATGATAGCCCAACAGAGACTGAAAGCGATGTGTTAGCAACAGTACTCAAGCAGTGGTGCCGCGTTAATGACTGGAACCGTCGTCTATTCAATACATTCCGCAACACAATCAAATACGGCGACCAGCCTTTTGTGCGTGATCCAGAAACTTGGAAACTGTTTTATGTTAACCCAAGCGATGTTATGCGTGTTATTGTTGATGAAGCAAATGGTAAAGAGCCAGCACAATACATCCTTAAAAACCTTGATCCAAACTTCCAAACTTTGACAGCAACTACCCCGCAAGGTAGTTCTGGATATGCAGGGGCAGGAATTAGCCCAAGCACAATGGTCAACAGTACACAGAACCGTAATATGGGACAGGTGAACGCTGCATCAGGAATGAACAGTGATGTAGAACACCAAGTAGATGCTAAACATGTTATTCACATGGCACTGACTGATGGAATGGACATGAGCTGGCCTTTTGGTAACAGTATTCTAGATGCAGTATTCAAAACTTACAAGCAAAAAGAACTACTTGAAGACAGTATTATCATTTACCGTGTACAACGTGCACCTGAGCGCCGCATCTTCTACATTGACGTAGGTGATATGCCAGCGCACCAGGCTATGAGCCATGTTGAGCGTGTTAAAAACGAGATCCACCAGCGCCGTATCCCAAGTAGAACGGGTGGCGGTAGCAACATGATGGACGCACAATATAACCCGCTTTCAATCATGGAAGACTATTTCTTCGCACAGACAGCGGAAGGACGTGGATCAAAAGTTGATACACTGCCCGGCGGTGATAACCTAGGCGATATTGATGATCTCAAGTTCTTTAACAACAAACTTGCAAGAGGTCTACGTATTCCGTCAAGCTACCTACCTACTGGTCCTGACGATGGAACTGCAACATTTAATGATGGGCGTGTTGGTACTGCCTTTATTCAGGAATATAGGTTCACACAATACTGCCAGCGTTTGCAACGTATGGTACAGCCAACATTTGATAAAGAGTTTAAGATGTTCCTCAAGCATCGTGGATATTCAATTGATTCTAGCCAGTTTGAACTAGACTTTGTAGAGCCACAGAGCTTTAGTGATTACAGAGAAATTGAAATCAACGGAGCCCGCGCTGGTGTCTTTGGTCAGTTGGAAGGAATTGACTATATGAGTAAGCGATTTGCACTCAAGAAATATCTACAATTGAGCGAGGATGAAATCCTTGAAAATGAAAAGATGTGGAAGCAAGAAAACCCAATTAAGGATGTCGCTGGCTCCGGTGTTGATAATGATGAATTTAGCGACTTGGGTAGTGTAGGCGTCCAAGGCGGTGCTGATGGAAGTCTTGATGACTTTGAGGCAGATCCAGATGAATTTGGTGATGATGAGCTAGCAGATACAGCTGGTGATGAAGGCGAATCAGCAATTAGCGGTGCTGAGGGAGAGGATGAAACAAGATGAAAAGCAGAGAATTCTTAAAAGAATATTATGATGAGAAGGACGACAACTATATGACGGTTAATATTGACCATCACCGCCGTCCACGTATTACATTGCGCCACTTGCAAAAGCTGCGCAAAACACGAAGCATTGAAGATCTGGAGCAAAAGCAGAGAATCGATGACGTAGCATATATCTACGGGCGCCCAGACGCTGAAGCTGATCTTTAAGGGTAGGCTATGCGTTTTATTGAATTTGGATTATTTGAAGGCTATAAAGAAGTCACACAGAAGTTTTCACAGGATAATGATCCTGCGGCAGTTAAAGACGTTATAACAACATATCGCGATCTTGTCAACCGAAATCAAGTTCAAGGCAACGAAAGAAATATTGACTGGTGGGGCAAGCAAGGCTGGGGACAGTTTGAAAAGTTTGTTACAGCTAAGAGTCAACAGTCAAGTCAAAACCAACAGAAAAAACGCTCAAAGACTGGAAAAAGTTATAACCTTGCAGAAACAAATGAATGGCTGGTTGTAATACCGCTTGACAAGGACGCAAGTTGTTTTCACGGCAAAGGCACTGACTGGTGTACTACAAAGCCAGCACACGACTATTTTGAGCAGTATTTTAGAGACAACAGCATAACTTTAATCTACTTTTTACACAAGCAAACAGGCAAGAAATGGGCTGCCGCAGTACACTTGGACACAGATCACATTGAATGGTTTGACATAAATGATAGAGAAATCAATATAAGAACGTTTTCAAGCCAAAGCGGCATCTCTGTTGAAACTGCGCAAAAATATATTGATATGGTATTAGATAAGTCTTCAGACGCTTCTAAGAAAGCTGGCTCTGCACGTGAAATAATGGTAAAAGACTTGCAAACACTTGAGCAACTTCTTGATGATTTTCAGGATGCTGGCGGCGGCAAGCGTTCCGTGGAAATCGAAACACTATTGCTAAAAACAAAACATAAAGAGTTGTTACTCAAATACATCCGGTTGCTTTCAAAAGGTCCTATAGAGTTTGATCAAAATATGCAAACACTAATAGCAACACAAGCCGGATTCGGACTGAAAAAGATTGCAAATCTAACTGAAAAGACAGTAAGAATTGCGTTAAAAAATAGCCCAGATGCACTCGATTGGATTATAGATGCAGCACCAGAAATGACTGCAGAAATTTTTACTCAAGATCCATCAACTATTCCAGACATACATGAAGTAAGACGAATCGAGGATATACCTCCAAGATTTCAAGAAATCTTTATAAACGCGGCAGGGATATGGGCAGTTGCGTTTGGTAATGATCTTGATCCTAAGCTTAAAGAGAAAGCCAATGCATCCCTCAAAAAATGGTTTAAAGACAACCCAGAAATCGTAGCCGTTGTTACAGAACCTGGGTTAACTGATCTAAAATGGATGGACGAGTTGACACAAGAAAAAAATCAAGCAGCCGTCGACAGATTCGGCGGTGACGCGTATGAAGTTATGACACGAGATTTAAAGATACTCACGCCGAACGATATGTAGAAGATTACTTAGTCAGGTAGGCCACCGAATTAAAACACACTTTTTGCCCTTTTTCATGCCTTTTTACAAGGTAAGGCACTTTGTTTTGTAAATACACTTGAAGTAATGCAAAACAGTGCCCCATGAGGGGTATTTAGGAGTGTGATAATGACAAAATCAAAACTAGAAAAAGTGCTTGAGTACATGGTAAATGGCGAGAAAGACCTCGCTAGCGAAATGCTACATGAGCACATCATTGAATCAGCACGCGAGATCTATGCAGATCTTGCTGAAGAAGATGAAATGGTAGAAGAAGAGCTAGAGCTAGACGAAGACGAAGATCTTGACGACGAAGATGACGAAGACCTTGACGAAGCTTTCCGTGACGATAACTCAAGCGGCGACTTTGAAGACGATTTGGACTCAATGGAAGACGAACTAGAAACTGAAGAGTATTTTGGTGAGAATGGCGATGAGGAAGACCTTGACGAAGCTTTCCGTGACGATAACTCAAGCGGCGACTTTGAAGACGATTTGGACTCAATGGAAGACGAACTAGAAACTGAAGAGTATTTTGGTGAGAATGGCGATGAGGAAGAAGAGGACGACGAAGCTATGGACGACCTAGAAGGCGAAATGGACATGGATATGGACATGGACATGGATGCTGAAATGGGCGACGACATGGGCGGCGAAGGCGACGCAGAAAATGCTATGCAGAACGTTGAAGATGCTATGGACGAACTTAAGGCTGTTTTTGCAGACCTTATTGGTGACGACATGGGCGACGAAGAAGGCATGGATGATGATGTTGCTGACGAATTCGACGACATGGAAATTGGCGACGAAGTTGAGGACGACGAGTCCGATGACGACATGGAAGAAAGCTTTTACGAAGAAGACGACCTAGAAGAAGCAGCAACGCTTAAGAAGCACGCTGTTACTATGAAGGGCGACGACGACGGTAAAGCATCACCATTGAAGCAAAATCAACCAAACATTAGCGACAAAGGCAAAGCAGTAAACTTTGCTGGCGGTAGCGATGAAAAAGGTGGTAAAGGCGATTCAGCTAAAAAGATGAATGTAACTGGACCACAAGAACAAAAGGGTAAGATGGACAAGAAAGTTTCTAAGCCATCCAACTCAAGTGCTAAAGCCAAATCTAATATTGGCAGCTAAAGGAAACGATTGATGTTTAAACCACTACGAGAAGTAATTGCACCGGATGCAGCGAAAATTACCACTGAAAGCCATGACGACGGCAAAGGTGGTAAGGATCTCTACATGCAGGGCATTTTCATCCAAGGTGATAAACGCAATCAAAATCAAAGAGTTTATCCCGTTAATGAAATCGCAAGCGCCGTAAAGACGCTTAAAGAAAAGATTAACGGGGGATACTCAGTCCTTGGTGAAGCAGATCATCCTGATGATCTCAACATTAATATCGACCGCGTTTCACACGCAATTGTTGACATGGATATGCGTGGCAATGACGGTATTGGTAAACTAAAAATGTTGCCCACTCCGATGGGCAATATATGCAAAACACTACTTGAAAGTGGTGTAAAGCTCGGAGTCAGTTCACGTGGATCTGGCAACGTTGATGGTTCTGGCAATGTGTCAGAATTTGAAATTGTTACAGTTGATATCGTAGCAAACCCAAGTGCACCAGATGCATACCCGGACCCGATTTATGAGCAAATCATGAATCACCGACGTGGCAGCACATTTTGGGACGTAGCAGAAAGCGTTAACCATGATTCCAAAGCACAGAAGTATCTCAAAGAAGAGATGATTCGATTTATCCAAGACCTAGGGAGAAAATAACAATGCCTAAGTCATTTAATGAAATTCTCGGCAGCGACGTTCTAAATGAAGAACTTCAGTCAGAACTAAATGAGGCGTTTGAAGCACGTATTGCTGAAGAACGCGAAACACTGACAGCTGAATTGCGTGAAGAATTTGCAGGACGTTATGAAAATGACAAATCGCAGATTGTAGAAGCAATGGACGCTATGTTGTCCGAAGCCATCAAGACTGAGCTCGAAGAGTTCGCTCAAGATAAAGCAAAGGTTGCTGAAGACCGTGTTCGTTATAAGCGAGCGGTTAAAGAGCACACTAAAATGCTTGAAGGTTTCCTAAACGAAGTTCTTGCAAAAGAAATTCGTGAGCTGCGCGGGGATCGCAAAACACAAAAGGCTAATTTTGGTAAGCTAGAAGAGTTTGTTCTCAAGCAGCTATCCAAAGAACTAAACGAATTCCACGATGACAAACGTGCTCTAGCCGAGCAGAAAGTCAAAATGGTTCGCGAAGGTCGAAAAGTTATTGAAGAAGCAAAGCGTAACTTCGTTAAGAAGGGTGCTGCGCAACTCGAAACCATGGTAGAAGGCGTTATGCGCAAAGAGCTAACTGCTCTACGTGAAGACGTACAATCTGCTAAAGAAAACGAGTTCGGACGTAAGATTTTTGAAACATTCGCAAGCGAGTTTATGACTAGCACACTGAGTGAATCAACTCAGGTTGCAAAACTTGCAAAAGAAATAATGAACCTTAAGCAGAAAGTTGCAGAGTCTAACGATGCAATGACTACTAAGGATCAACAGCTCACTGAAGCACGACGTAAAGCTAAGATCGCAACTGATCTCAGCGAGCGTAAGCAAATTATGAGCGAAATGCTTGGACCTCTAAACAAAGGCCAGAAAGAACTAATGGGAACACTACTTGAGTCCGTCAAAACTGCACAGTTGAAGATGGCTTATAAGAAGTACCTCCCAAGTGTACTTTCAGAAGATGCTAATGTGAAGACACAGGCAACAACAAAGGCTAAACTCACCGAAAGCCGTGGTAATACACGTTCAGTAAACGGTGATAAAGTCAACAAGGGCGCAGTGCAAGATGCACGTAGCTCAGCTGATATTATTGAACTAAAGAAATTGGCAGGACTTAGCTAAAGGAAAAAGAAAATGGCAGACGTTCTATTTGAAAACTGGGCAGCAACCAAAGGTGCACTCACCGACGGTCTAACCGGTAATAAAAAAGCAGTGATGGAGACTGTGCTTGAGAATACTAAGCGCGGACTTACAGAATCTGCATCCATCGGCGCAACATCCGCTGGTAACATTGCGACACTTAACAAAGTGATCCTACCTGTTATCCGCCGTGTTATGCCTACAGTGATCGCAAACGAGCTAGTTGGTGTTCAGCCAATGACAGGCCCAGTTGGTCAGATCCACACACTTCGCGTTCGTTACGCGGAAACTTATGACTCAGCAGTAGCAGGCGATGAGGCACTTAGCCCATTTGCAATTGCAAGCGGTTACTCTGGTAATGCAGCAACCAACCGTGCTGACGCAACTTCAATTCTTGAAGGTCAAGCAGGTCGTAAACTAAACATTCAGGTCCTAAAGCAGACCGTCGAAGCAAAAACTCGTAAGCTCAGCGCACGTTGGACTTTTGAGGCAGCGCAAGACGCACAAGCTATGCACGGCCTAGATGTTGAAGCAGAAATCATGGCAGCACTTGCTCAAGAGATTACTGCTGAAATCGACCAAGAGATCATTGCATCTCTAGTTAGCCTAGCAGGCGCGACAGCTGGTACATATGACCAGAACGCGGTATCTGGTACAGCAACATTTGTTGGTGACGAACATGCAGCACTTGCAGTTCTAATTAACAAAGCAGCTAACGACATTGCATCACGCACACGTCGTGGCGCTGGTAACTGGATGGTTGTATCACCTACAATCCTTACAGTTCTCCAGGCAGCAACTACAAGCGCGTTCGCTCGTACAACTGAAGGTCCTTTCGAGGCACCAACAAATACGAAGTTCGTTGGTACACTAAACGGCTCTATGCGTGTTTATGTTAACCAGTATGCATCAGACGATAACATCCTTATCGGCTACAAAGGTTCAAACGAGACAGATGCAGCGGCGTTCTATTGCCCATACATCCCTCTAATGAGCTCAGGCACAGTGCTTGACCCAAGCACATTCGAGCCAGTAGTTAGCTTCATGACACGTTACGGCTATGTAGAACTAAGCAACCAGGCTTCATCTCTTGGTAATGCAGCAGACTACCTTGCAGCAATCGCTGTTACAACTGCAAACCTAAGCTTCACATAAGTTTTAGGACTATAAAGATAATGGAACCGGCCCTAGGGCCGGTTCTTTCTTGATTAAAATACTGGTTACGCTTCCACGCCGTCCTAAAATAATGGACCCACATACTGTTTAATATACCTTCACTATAAGCGATAAATATCAGGAAGTCAACAGGAATCTGAACTCAATGCCAATTAATATGGATCACCGCCAAAATATCATTGTTACAGATGATGGCCTATTAGACTTTAATATGACTGGCGGTATATCGATTCCAGTAGGTACAACAGGGCAACGCCCTGGATCTCCTATTGCTGGTCAGATGCGTTACAATTCCTCGCTTGGTAAATTTGAAGGATATACATCAACTTGGGATACAATTGGTGGAGCAGTTCCAGTGCAGGACGACGGCGTGTCGGTTGTAGCGGAACCTACGGCCTTTAACTTTACTGGACTAGCTGTTTCTGTTACAAACGTTGGCGGCGTGGCAACAGTTAACGTGCCCGGTAATACTACATCTGTGACACCTATTATACGTGACTCAGCTGTAACATGGAAAGATGGATTAACTACAACTTGTCCTATACCAGGCACGGCGGTCGCTGGCGACTTAATGATTATCGTAGCTACAGGGGCCTGGTCGCCGATTCCACCAGCTGGGTGGACCACACTTGTTATTCTGACTCAAAATAATCATTTAGGTAGGGCAATGTCAAAAGTGCTTGACGCCGGAGATATAACTGCAACCGAAGTTTCGATTACTTGGTCTGGAAACTTTGAACATACTTATTCGGTCGTTGTGTTTGAGGGAGAATGGAGCGTAGGTGGCGCTGAAGTTACAGGTACCACATCTACAGTTGCTTCGCTTAACCAGCCCGTAACGATTCGTGAAATCGGAAACAAAGCAATTCTAGTAGGCGCAAACCGCGCTTCAAATTCAAATAATGATGCAGACATCGGAACAGAAATTGCTACAGGAGGAAGCACAAATGCCAGTGCAGCCATTTATGAACTTACTGAAACAGCAGGCGGCGCCTTTAGCTATAATTGGACATATTCTGTTTCTGGCGCAGCGTCATCATGGTATATCTCAATTGACCCGACGGTAACGTCAGGAGTGGCAGTTGGGGATTTATATGATGCAGATACAACTTCAACGCCTCCTGCCACAGGAGATGCGCTTATATGGAACGGAGCAGCCTGGGTTCCTGACAATGCTGTGACATTGAACACAACAAAGCTTGACGGTATTGCAACTGGCGCAAACCTCTATGTTCACCCAAGCGACGGAGTTGATCCGGGCGCCGCATTAACAGGTGCAAACGTATTTTCCGACATAACAGTAAATGCGGCAGGTCACGTAACTGGTTCAACAACAAGGGCAATTACAGGTTCCGATATAGGAATTAATAAAGCATATGTTGACGCATTGAATGTTGATGCGGATACAATTGACAGTCTCAATAGTTCAGCTTTTGTGCGTTCCGATATAGATGACTTTGTGGGCGGCGTGCTTTCGTTTAACAGTACATTTTCTCTTAACACCGCCGCCCTTCAAATTTCAACTCTTGCGCAGACAACACTTACTAGCTTTAACAAGGGTGTTTACGGCTGCGGAAAATTCTTAATTCAAGCGACTGACACTATAACAAGCGAATTACACATAACAGAACTGCTAGTGGTACATGATGGAACAACTGCTAGCGCAACTGAATACGGTATTATCCACACTGGCGCATCACCTTTGGCAACATATGATGTTAGTGTTAGCGGAAATGATATTCTCGTGCTTGCAACTTCAGCAAGCGCCTCTTTCACTGATTACAAGGTTACTGAAATATTAGTATTTGGATATAGTGCTGGCCCATGACCGTATTTTATAGTCCAAGTATAGCACGAAGCGGATTGGTTGCATACTATGATGCAGCGAACGTAAAGTCATATCCAGGTGCAGGGGCATCATGGGCAGATATGACTATAAATGGCAACAATAGCACATTATCGGGCAGCCCAACATTTTCTAATGGCACACTTTATTTTCCAGCAGCCGATGCTGGAGTAGATGTGCCAGACGTTGCTGATATAAGATTATCAGATGCAACATTTTCTTTTTGGTTTAAGTTAGACAACATAGCAAGTGATCATGATTTATTGAATAAAGGAAATCATAATACAAACGAACCGTGCTTAATATGGTTTGATCCTGTAGTAGGCGGCGGAGATCTCGGTGTAGGAAATGTAAACTGTATCTCAGCAATGGCGTATGATGGTGCAACACAACATTGGATCTCAACAGATTCTAATACTATAGCCGCTGAAACGTATTACAATGTCGTTGTGGTTTTAGAGCCTAGTTCCAATCTATTATCAATATACATAAATGGTATTTTAGCAAAAAGCAATACTAAAACATACAGTGGAATACGAAATATAAATACTACCTTTAAACTTTGCATTGCAGGAAATAGCATCAATCATCTAGTTGGAGAAATGAATATATTTTCAATGTATAGTAGAGCATTAACAGCAACCGAAATATCCCAAAATTTCGAGGCAACTCGCGGGAGGTACGGCATATGAGTTTAGGACATGGCACATCAATTGTAAGGTCTGGTTTGGTCGCACATTATGATGCAGCAAGCGTAAAGTCATATCCAGGACCAGTGGGAGAGTCACTAGGTCCAAATGTAGTAACGTACAGCGGAATTTCTGTTGTAGAATCTCACTCTGCTACAATGACCGCAGCAACCGATACCACTGTTACCTTCTCCACCACTCTGGAAGAAGGTGACGTCGTTGTTGTATTTCGAGGATGGGGATCATTTGACGGTCTGCCGATAACAAACCCAGCAGGTTATACTCAATTTTACTTTGCTACCCCTACCCCTCGTTTTCAAGGCGACTACAAGCGAATGGGCCCAACTCCAGACACGTTTGTTGATGTAGCAGCCGCGTCAGCATCTGCTACAAGCGTGGGCATAGTCTACGTTTTGCGCGGGGTTGACCCAGATACGTTTCTCGATACCACACCCACGCTTTTTAACGGGTTTATTTCAGCTGACCAGACCCCTTCCCCATCAATTACACCAGTCACTGATGATGCGTTGATAATTGCCTTCGGAGGTTTCTCAGTTAGTCCTGCAACAACTACTAACTTTCCAACTGGGTACACAAACACAGAAGAAGCTACAATCGCCGGCGGCACTACTCTATCCGGCGCAGTCAAGCTTCTCTCGGGTGGTAAGGACGTAGTTGAAACCCCAAGCGGTTTTAGCTGGGCAGGCCTAACCAACGCCGTTGCCGCTGTAACTATAGCAGTTAGACCATATAGACCACTGGATGCTGTCGACGGGGCAGTATTAAATGTATTGAGAGACGGAGTTAGTAACGATACTATTGCACTTGGTCCAGTGGAAGCAGGTAAAAAATATCAACTACAAGTTGTGATCTCTGCTTATAGAGGTACAACTAGCGCATCATTTCGTATCGCAGGAAACGGGTCCAACGTTACTCCGGCTATTGGAATTGGTGCCGCAGGAACTTTTAGTTATGATTTTATTGCTGATGTAACTGGAACCTTGTCAATAAATGGTGATAATACTGGCACGGATTTAGACGTTGATTTTGTAACAGTAAAGGAAATAATCATTCCTAATTATTGGTATGACCTGTCAGGAAATGGAAATACTGGCACGCTGGTAAATGTCCCAACTTATAGTTCTGCTGAAAATGGCGGAATTGTTTTAGATGGTTACAATGATTATTGCACTATACCAGATTCACCATCAATAGATATAACAGGAACAAGTATCACGCTTGAAGTAGTTTCTAAAAATAATAATTTGGCAAGCGCGGCGCACGGAGATGGATTAATTTGTAAAGGATCAGGTACTAATGATGGAGCATATGAGATACTACTAATACCAGTTGGTTCGCAAAATAAAGTATTTTTTAGATGTAATACCATGGGAAACTATACACCAGGAACTATTCTTATGGATTTAAATGTTCCATACTGTATAACGTGTGTTCTTGATAATAGGTATATGAGAATCTACATAAACGGTGTAGAAGATGGAGCAGGAATACTACAAGCAAATGCATTAGTTTCATCTACAAGAGCATTGGTATTCGGGACAAGAGAACTACATACAGGATCCACTAGTGTAAGCGCAACTAATGGAACTATATATTCTGCAAAAGTTTATAATAGAGCATTAACAGCGACAGAAGTTTTACAAAACTTTGAAGCAATTCGCGGAAGGTACGGAATCTAATGGTTGCAATAGTAGGACCAAATTCAGCAAACAACGGATTAATATTCGGTTATGATATGTTGAATACTGGTAAGTCTTTTCAAGGAGAACCTTACGTTAACGGTTTTATAGATGACGGGCAAGGTACCAATGCCCCGTGGACCCCAAGTGGAGGCGGCGAAACTTTTATTGAGCCAAGTTTAACATTCAGAGGTCGTAAAGTACATTATGTTGCCCCGACCAGCAACAGTATTTCTATGGGTAGCCCTTATTTAGATACTACTACTGCGCCTTACAATAGCTGGACTCTAGAAGTGTTCGTAAAACGTGTTGATGGTCTACCTATCACAGAAACAGCAAGAGCCATTGTTTACTTAACGGGTAATCTTAACAGTGTTCTTAACCACGATCCTGTTGCATTAATTGCAGTTGAAGATGGTTGGTACCAAGTCATTGACACTGCCACTCTTCCAACCCCTGGCAATCTATTCCTAGTAGGATTATCTAGTTTTTTATCTAACGTTCCACTTTATGTAGCTGATTGGAAAGTAGAACCAGCTACGTTAGCTACTTCTACTTGGAAACCAAGCGGCTCAAGGAGTAATACAGAGGCATTAAATGATATATCTGTAAATGATCAAACAATTACGGACGTGAATATAGCATATAATGTAGATAACACATTTAGTTTTGATGGAGCAGGATATTGGGACTGTGGCGTAGTGCCCGGACTTGATTCATCCTTAACAGAACTCACAGTTGAAGCATGGGTAAAACCAGGCTTTCAAGGACTTAATATGATAGCCGAGAATGGTACAAGTTTTAGTGCTAATACGTTTTATTTGGCTCAGGAAAATGCTTCCAATTTCACTTTCGAAGTTTACGGTGGAACAGGCACTGGTTATGATGCAGTTGCAAATACGTCTGGGTATACAGCTGGCAATTGGTATCATTTAGTTGGCACCTGGGCAGCAGGAGAGAAAGTAGAACTCTTTCAAAATACCAACTTCACAAATGCTGATCAATCATCTCCTACAATACAACCGACGGTGCAGGATGGTAATACAAGTTTACAAGTAGGAACAAGGCCAGGCCCATCGTTACAATATACAGGAGAAATTCCAATTTTTAGAATTTATAATCGAAGACTAACATTCAGAGAAGTATTTGAAAACTATCATGCAGACCGAAGGAAATTTGGATTGAATAATGCAATGTATCCTGTATTTATTCCAGGCAATCAGCCGTTTGACGTTACATTGAACCCAAATGATAAGAGTGATGAAGTTGTACTGTCTAATGGAAACCTAACTGCTGGTCGACTTGTTTCTCCTGCCCTCAAGTTCTACAATATGGCCCGCGCCACATTAGGTCGAAGTTCTGGTCTATGGTATTTTGAATTCAAACATACTGCTGGTAGCAACACTACTACCGGCGGATTTTCATCTGCTGGCAGCAGCATTAATGACTATGTTGGACTCCGAACAGGGGCAGTTGGAATTGGTGGAAGCGGCAATGTAGCACCCGGATCCGGCGGCCTATACTCAGGTGTTTCAGGCTTTGGATTAAATGGTGTTGGTAGATGTGCAATTAATTTAGATAGTGGAAGAGCGTGGTTTGCATCCAATGGAAATGCTTGGTTAAACACCCTGGCTGGTACACACAATCCGGATACCTTAACAGGCGGCGTGACTTGGAACGGCTGGTCAGCGTCCGATACATACTACCCAGCTGTCGCTCCAAGGAGGGATAGCAGCCAAGAAATAACCGTTTACTTCGGCCTCGCAGATTTTACATATGCACCTCCAACAGGGTTTCTAGCATGGAATGATAATGGTCCAATTACTGAAGATATAAATAGATCCTAGATACTAAATACTAACAATAGCCTATTTGGGGACAGTGAACCATGGCAAACGATAAGAAATTTATAGTCAAAAACGGCTTGACTACACAGAATGTATCATTTGTCGATGATATCACAACCCCCGTAAACACCATTACGGCGTCTATGTTAGGCACCGATTCGCTATCATTTTCAGGTGACAGCGGGCAGTTGTTTAGTATTACAGATAGTTTAACTGGCACAATATTTGCTGTTAACGATATCTCTGGTGTACCCAGCATTGAAGTAGATGACGACGGTACAATACGTCTCGCTGAAATTGTTGGCAACGTCCTAATAGGTACAGCAACAGACAACGGCACAGATCGACTACAAGTTGCTGGTGCTATAACTGCAACAGAACGTGTGATTGGTTCAAACACTCGTTCAACGAATTATGTTTATATAAATGTCAACAGCGCAACTGGCGTTGCTAACCCAGTTGACCCTGAAGGTACATCTGCCCCATTTGATACAGTTGAAAACGCAATTACGTGGGCAGAGACAACATACGTTGGCATAAACAGCCTCGATCTTGAGGTAGCAGCCGGAACATACAACATTGGTGCGAACCTCACTCCACCAGTCAATTGCACCACCTTCACACTTTATGGCGCCGGTATAGGTACTACAATTTTAAACTTTGACCGTTGCCTCGGCGGAAATAATCAGCTTGCTATGTTCTATAATATGACTGTTAACACTGGTCTCGCTGCCCTCGCACCTGCCGGCAACACCCAAATTGGTAGACTTTACCTTTACGATGTTACTTGGAATACGCTAGGACGCATATTCACTGGAGGCGGTTCAATTGTAAATTGGGGGTATTCGGGATCAGTAATACAAAACTCAACAATTACTGCTACATGGGATAGTGCATCATCCAGAATAGTATATTACTGTTCTGGGAATTTACGGTTGAATGGTGTAGTAACCATTTCCGTCACTAACTCAGTAACTAATAATGGAACCAACGCCAACGATGTAATCAGAGTTGACGGCGGCGTCCTAGCCGCGGAAGACAGTGCAACTCTTAACATACAAGATGAACTTGCCAGCACACCAGTTGCAGGCCTTATTAATTTAGTATATGGTGCTTCATATGCTGAAGGCACAGGAGTTACAGTTACAAACGGTACATTTGTAACAACTGACGCAACAGGAGCAACACTACGTGATTTGAGCAGTGGCACAACTACATTTACAAACAAGACATTTGATGCAAATGGTACAGGCAACTCTATTACCAATATTGATTTGTCAGCAGATGTTATTGGTAACCTGCCTGTTACAAACCTTAACTCTGGCACAACAGCAAGTGCTACAACATTCTGGCGTGGCGACGGAACATGGGCAACGCCAGCAGGTAATTTTTACGACGTATCGTCTGGCTTTGAAGCCATACCAACCTCATCACAGATCCTTGAAAAGATCATGATTGCTCGAACATTAGAATTCCCTGCTAACTTCGTAGGGTCGATTGGCAATATTGATACAAACCCAACAGCATCATTTGCCATAGATGTCCAAGACGATGGTGTTTCGATCGGAACCATAACAATTGGAACCGGTGGTGCCTTCACCTTTGTAACTGCTGGAGGGACTATTCAGACTGTAGCAGTTGGTTCTGTCCTATCCTTCATAGCCCCAGCATCTGTAGATGCCACGGCGGCATCAGCAATATGGACCCTTCTCGGGAGCGCAAGCTAATGCTCTTCAGAAGACCTAGATATGTGTTTGCTCCTACGCCTGCGGCTACAAGTGTAGTAGAGATAGACCTTTCCGCATCCCCAACTCAAGCGGATTTTGACATCGACGTCACAGACTGCGACATCCTTGAAGTCTACTTCTTAGCGGCGTTGCAGAGTGCGGCTGCGACATCACCTGCTCTTCTGTTTTCTACAGATGGTTCAACTTACATCAATGGGGCGTCGACATACGCAAACGGTGTAAACACAGCTACTACTATATCAGATACCGACCTTCCCTTCGTGGGGAATGGTCTGAGCGGCGGCGTGCACTACGGCGGCTTCACACTATTTGGATTCCTAGCTGGTCATAGAACTGGGGCGGTGGGCGGAACCATTTATGATGGGGCTAGTAACACCGTCGAAATCTTTTCAGGAGAACTTAACGCCACGACAGAAGTAATGAAAATTCGTCTAGGGTTAGTAGCAGACTGGGGCGCCACCGGAAAGATAATTCTTAGGAAAAGCAATGTGGTATCACAAACAATATCTACTCGTGACTGGACTGTTGACACCTCAGGAACGGATGGTCTTACTTTCTCCGGAAAGCACAAAGCCTATTTGACCACACGTGACAACAGAAACGGCCGCCTTGAATACCGTGTAGGGACGGCAGGCGGAATTCAAGGCGGCAACATCTACGCAGACGGTATCTTTGCGTCCAGTGGTGTTGCTTCTTACAGAAACTTCCTAAACACTTCATTAGATAACACGACAGGAAAAAATGCTATTGCTACTGCAATTAGTGGACTTTCAGGCGGGCAGCAGGGGTGGATTTCGCACACCGACGGCGGCTACGGATTAACATATGGACTTTCCTTCCCCGCAGCGGAGGTAACAGGAATCTTCCCGCACGAATGGGATGATGCCACTGGGTATAGTGCTGGAACAGCGCAGGTACTTGCAATTGAAATGACATCGCAGTCTGAGGAACTGGTTACAACTGCTAGTTCCCAGACCACAATAGAATTCAATGTTGCTGGCTTTAATGAAGCAGCCATAACCACGCCAGAAACTTTTGGAACATCGCTTGCTGATACGATTTTGGTCCAAATATCTACGAACAACAAAAGTTCATGGATCACAACTGACTACATATGGTATCAATATCTGGGCACCCTCCAAGACGCTCAGATCGGAGCATATGGCCTGCCCGCTGTAACCATAAATACTTCTGGAGTAATAATGCTCCGAGGCATCGCCGCCGGTGAACCTTTCCATACATTCAGTGTTGGGGGAGGTACATCTGGAATCAGGGGTGGAGTTGGGATGCACAAGACGAACCTTGACGCCATTACAGACGTCCGTCTTATTTGTTTGGGTGGAGAGTCATTCACTGATGCAGCGACCATAAGATGTATGCGGTCAACATACTGAAATAAATTAAAGTTGATCTACAATAGTTCGTATCTTGCTGAGAATGCGTGGATTTTGTAAAACAAGTTTAGCGCCCGGATGCAACGGAACAGGGTATCTATCATAGTTAACCCAAGCGTAACCTTCGCTTTCATCATTTATAATAGGAGTAAATTCCTTAGGCACAGTAGCAAGAAATGTATCATATTCAAACGATTCGTCATTACTCACCATCTTGTGTATAGGATAAAATTTAGTGATGTCCGGAAGGAAGCCTAATTCTTCCTCAAGCTCACGTTCGATTGTTTGAACTGGCAATTCATCATTTTCAGAACTGCCGCCCCAAAATCCCCAATAGTTTTTATTCCTGCGGTCTGGTGCTCGTAGTTGTAAAAGAATGCGTTTAGTATCTTCACTAAGAAGAATACAGCCGCTAGCTTTTAGTGTCATATTGTATCCTTAGATGTATAATCTAAACCATCCTTCTCTATAAGTACCTTCATAACTATTCTGCCAAAATCCGCCAGTCCATTCGAACTGGTCAGTTGTGGCAGTGTTGGTAACATAATCTGTGCCGTCATTTGCGCTTGCGTCAAAGCTGACAACCCAATTTGCTCCATTATATTCAATGATGTCATTTGCGGATGCATCAATAGTTCCCCAAGTGCCTCCATCAGGAACCTCGTCTAATACCAAATATCGTTGCCCACCTGCGGCGGCTGCAAGTGTACCGTCACCAGGATAGTTTTTCTGTGGGTTGATGATAGCGTCTACGTCGCCCTGAGTGTTAGTAGGTAGTGTATCAGGATCAATTGTAACAATCAATCGTCCGGTATCATTCAAATCATATGCAATTGTGCCGATAACGTCGTTGCTAGGGTCTGTTACGTCCCCGCCCTGTCGCAGCCTGATCTGGCTGATACCAGGGCGTATCTCACCGTATGCATCAAACACGTCAGTTTTCCAATTACCATTTGCGTCAATACCACCACTGTCAAGCAATGTAGCAAAACCATTTTCATAACGAATAAAATAGTCTTCTAGTGTTGTAACAACAAAATCAGAATTGGTACCTGTTAATGCATCTACTGTCCATGTGTCAAAATCCGCTAAGTCTAATGTGTGTACTTGTGTTAGAATGGTTTGGATAATGTTCATGCGTTGCACACGAACTGGTGGGTTGATGTAGATTGG